TGCGAGAAGTTTCTGGGCGGAGGTCGTGTCGCCGGTGACGCGGACAAGCTGCGCGAGGGCTGGACGGAGCTGGTCGTCGGTGACGTTGCTCGCGAGCATGAGCTGCGTGATGAAGTCCTCGTTCGCGGCGATCGCGGTCGAGGTCGCGCCGACGGTCTTGCGGAGCTGGTCTGCGAGGAGGGCTTGCGCTTTCTGGTCCTCCATCGCGGCTTTCACGGAGTCTTGCGCGAACTGGAAGGCCGCCGACCCGGCGACGCCGTAGGCCGCGGCGGTCGCTGCTCCCCATTGTTTCTGGATCTTGCCGAACGCGGTGAGCTGCTTCTCGGAGTCCTTGAGGGCTTTACGGAGCGGGGCGTTATTTCCGGTAATGGGGATCGAGATCGACTTCTGCCGCGCCATACCTAGAGCCTAGTTTCCTGCGAAGACGTTGCCGGCTTTATCGGTTGCGATTCCGTAATGCTCGATGAGTTCGTTGAGGCGTTTGACGTAGACGTCGATTACTTCGTCGCGTCGCGGGTCGAGTGCTTCGTAGACGAACGGCTGCGGCTTGATGCGTCGAGCTGGCCATCCGAAATGAATCGGGCCGGCGTAGGGGACGGTCGAGCCGCCGGCACGGACACGGCCGCCGGTGCGGGTAGCGGTAGCGCGTAACGACCGGGCGAGCGCTCCGCTACGGACGGGGGCGAGACGCATAGCTTCCGGGACGATCGTCTTCGCGGCCGCGAGGTGCGTCTCTTTCATTGAGTTTTTCAGGTCGTCGGAAAGATCACGGAGCGCCTTGTTCACTTCGCGAAGCCCTTCGATTCGGACGGCTCCCGCTCCGGTGTAGCGGAAGCCGTAGGTGCCGGTCTGGGCCATTAGAGGATCTCCTGATTCAGGCGTTCCCAGTCGGACTTCTTTTCCATGCCTGCGCCGAGCGCGTACCGGACCATGTAGTCGAAGATCTCCGGGGGAGTTTCGAGTAGGTGCATCGGTGCGATTCCAGTCTTGAGGGCCATGAGGGCGATTAGTTCGGAGGCTGGGCCTCCGCGATAGGGTTTCCCTTCTCGTCACCCCTCGAGTATTCGATGCCGACGACGGTGTCGATCCACTTGTCGAACACTTCGCCGAGCTGCACCGCGCCGCCTTTGAGAGCTGCGAAGTATGCGAGCTTGTAATGCCACGATTTCGGGGCGTCGTCGCCCCAGATTTCGGAGATGCTTTTAGGGGTGTCGGAGTCAACCTCGAAGGCGTACTCGACGCTCGGCCACACGGGGAACGTCCCCTCGCGGCCGTCCCTCTGCCGGACGGTTACGAGGAGCATGACTTAGGACGTGGTCTTGACGAGGGAGCCGCCGGTGAACGAGACCGACATTGACGCGAGATCGCCGACCGATCCGGCGACCGGCTGCACCGCCGCGAGGAAGGCGTTCGAGATGGTGTAGGTCGGGTTCGTTGCCGACGTTGCGGCCGAGGTCGGCTTGATGACGATCGTGGTCGTGGTGCCCACGAGAGCGTCGAGTGTGGGCGCGACAGTCGAAGCGGCGAAGTCTTGGTTCAGGGTGACGTCGAGGGTGTTGTTCTGGAGGCCGCCGGTGAAGACGTGACCGCTTGCCCCCATCGCTGTCGTCTCGACGCTGTCGCGTTCCCAGTTGAGGGTGATGGATGTGACGTAGGCGCTGAGGTTCACCGAGTTGACGGTGAGGCTCGCGTCGGTCAAAACAAATACGGCCACGGGTTACTCCTTTTCGGCCTTGTTGGACTTGGATTCGCCGACGATGTGGCCGGCCTCGATGAGTGCGTCGATGTTGCACCCTTCGAGTTCTTGATCGGTGATCGTGTCCCCGGGCTTCTTGCCGGCAACTAGATCCGATGCGACTTTGTAACTAGCCATAAGCTTCCACCTCGTAGCGGTAAGCGAAGAACTCTACGCCCCCCATCGTAACGCTGATCGGGGTCGCGGTCGTGACTCTTACGGTAGAGACTGCACCATTCAGGGAGCGCACCGGGGAGCCGCCTTCGAGGGCTGCTTTCACGGAGCCAGCGCCGGAGCCGGCGAGAAGCGCGTCGAGCTCGTCGCTGCCGGAGCGTTCCGACATTCGGGAGACGACCGCATAGATCTCGAAGGTGTAGTTATCGAGGCCGCGCTGCATCGAGTCATCCCATTGAACGGAGACGTTCCCGATGATGCCGCACGGGACCGGCGGGGCGGTGTCCGGGATGTAGTCGTAGACCTTGCGGATCGCGGTGATCGTGTCGAGAAGTGTGGCCGCGTTCGCTCGGAGGGTGGAGATGTTGGCACTCACCCGATGACCTCGCGCCGGTAGGCGCGGACCATCGCGGCGATGTCGCGGCCGAGCGGTGACATGCGGATCGCGCCCATTTCGGAGAGGCCGAGCACTCCGCCGACGGAGCTCTTCCGCTTGTAGAGATCCGCGGAAAGAATGAGACAGGCTTCGACGACGTCGTCGGGGACAGAAGGCCAGCCCCACTTCGCGGTCACGCGGACGCCCGGGCGGAAATTCCACGGGTACGGGAAGAGGTAAGCGCCGACCATCGTGAGGAGGGTTACGGGGCGGCCTTCGGCGAGAGCGTTCAAGGGTTCGACGATGAAGTCGGTGTCATAGACCGCGGTCGTCGAGTAGGTGCCGCCGCCGGAAGTGTCGAGGGCGACGGCGAGGTTCGTGGTCGAGCCGATGTCGTCGACGAGGCACGAGTAGGGGTCGGTAGTCCGGTAGTACCGGGCCGACGCTGCGGCGTCGAGGTAGAAGGTTCGGCCGGCGATCCGGTCGATCGAACGGGACGCGGCTTCGACGATCTGCTCGAGCATCGCGTCCTCGGTCGTGTCCGCGGTCGGGATGTCGAGGTACGCCTTCAGCTCGTTGAGGGTGACGTAGCCGTTCGTTATCGTCACTTCTTCGGAGCCTTTCTAGCCGCGGTCTTCTTCTTCGGGGTGGCGCCGCCCTCGGGTGACAGAGCCGAGGAGAGCTTCGTCGAAAGGAACTCCTCGCACCCGAGGGCGACTAACTGCGCGACTACCGCCTCGGCGCGGTCGGTAAGACCTCGGCGAAGGTAGCCCTCTAGCTCTGCTTTGTAGGCTCGGATTAGCGCGTCGTTCAGCATGGCGTCAGAGCCCCGGATCGCTCTGCACGACCCGGGGACTCAGGCAAGGGGACTAGGCCCAAGTTGACGTGATGAGGCCCGTGCCGGTGATCTTCGCGAACGCGGTCGGGTACTTGCCGGCCGTGTAGGCCGAGAAGCCGAAGACGACCGTGCGGATCGCGATGTTTCCGTCGGGCTGCTCGAAGCGGACGTAGAGCGGCGAGCCGCCGTTGTCCTCCCAGATGTAGCTCTCGCGGAAGTCGCCGACGATGACCGCGGTCTCGTTCGTGCCGGTGCCGAGGTCCGTGGGGACGTTGGCGTCTGCGACGACCGGGATGCCGAGGATCTGAAGGCCGCCGTCCATGTATTCGGGGCGGTCGTAGGTGCCGGGAGCGTTGAACGGGTTCCCCGCGGTGGGCGAGAACATCGGGCGGTTGGTCGAGTCGAGGGCGCGGAGCCAGCAACCGATCAGCGACGGATGTGCGACGATGTGGGTCGCGCCGCCGTAGAAGTCGCTCGAGATCTTCTGTACCGCTTCGACGAGCTTCGGGAAGAACTCTGCCCACGTCGGGCTCGCGTCGGTGTAGGTCACCGAACCGATGCCGGAGGTGTTGAGGATTCCGCGGTGCTCACCGCTCGAGCCGGAGCCGTTGATCGCGAGACCGTCGAGCTTCGTCTGGTACGAGCGGATCGCGTCGCCGAGGAGCTGCGTCTCGATGCCGGTGCCACGGAGGACGGCCTGCTTCGAGAGGTCGAACATCGAGGCGACGGTGTTGACGTTCACCGTGAGGAGCGTGTCGTCCGGGGACGACTCGGTCGGTGCGGTGTTTTCCGAAGCCTGAACGTAGCTCGTGACGCCCGTGGTGAGGCGGCCGATGTTGACCGTCATACCCTGAGCGGGGAGTGCTGCGTTCGTCGAGATGTCGAGGACCGGGCGGCCAGCGCGGCGGAGCTGCGCGAACTGCGAAACGAGGTACTGCGGGACGACGAGGCCGGCGAAGTTGCTGGTCCCGGAGTCGCGCTTCTCGAGGCGGACTTCGTTCTGGTAACGGGCGATGCGTTCGCGAGCCTCGTACGATCCGCCGAACTCTGCGGCGATCGCGTCGGCGAGGAAGTCGTTCGCGCTGCGCTCGTGGTAGGTGGCTTCTTCCGAGGTGACGCGGAAGCCGCCCTGACGGGTCTCGACCGGCGAGGCTGCTTCGAGCTTCGCGGCGATCTCAGCGTTCGCGGCGTTACGCGCCTCGATGTCTGCGATCTGGGCGATCCGCTCGTCGAGCTTCTCGACTTCGAGCTTCAAGGCTTGAATGTTGGCCAATTCGATTTCGGTGATGTCACGGGACTCGTCGACCGCCCGGGTGAGGGTTGCGTCGATGAGGCCAGTCTTTGCGCTGCGCTGCTCTTGCAGCTTTGCGAGGAAGGCGTTCATGGATGTTTTTCTCCAGTAGGAAAGGGCTTTTTGTGGGTCTCGGGGTGCCGTTCTGGAGAGGTGCCGCGATGCGCGGGGTGTCTCGTGCGGGGTGCCGCTGCTCTAAGCGTAACGCTTAGAGCGAAGGTGCGCGAGTATTTCGTCGACTTCGGCGATCCTCGAAAGACGTCCGAGGGGGACGCCGCGCTCCCGGTAATAGTCGCGGATCTCCGGGTCGTTCTCGTAGGCGGCGACGATGTCGTACTCGGCGAGCCATTCGTCGATCTGCGGCTTCTTCGCGTCCTGACTGCCAACCATGTAAAGCTCGTCGTAGTCGAGGCCGGCGGCGTCGAGCGCCTGCTCAGTCTCAGCCCGGCGGGATTCGTCGCGGCCCGTGAGAACGTAGACGTCGACGTCGGCGGAGTTGATCTCGTCGATCACGCTGCGGATCGGTCGGTTCCCGGCGGCGAGAACGGTGCCGTCGATGTCGGTGATGATCCGCGGCTCCCCGCCGGCGATCCGCTCGAGGGCTCGATCTTCGGCGTCGTCTTCGGCGGCCATGATGTCCTCCGCCCAGCTTCGTCCCGGGTCTCCGCCCCAGAGCGCCCACGCGATGCGACCGGCTGACGGATAGCCGTCTTCGCCGGGGCTCCAGCCTTGTCCCTGCTTGTCGATCTCGTGACGGGCGAAGTAGGAAACCATTCGGGCGACGGTCTCGAGGGGAAGCTGCTGACCGTTCGAGATGTCACGCGCCCGGGCTACGCCGACGGCGGTGCCGCCGCGGCCGAACTCTTCGCGCCATGCGAGGCCGCGATCGGCTTCATCTTTCATGGCCTGCGTCGGTGCATACGGGGAGCGGGACTCGGTTCCGTATTCGGCGATGTTGAGGGCGGTGAGCTGACGCTCGGCTTGTGCGCGAGTGCGGTGGCAGCCTTCGATCTCGCCGGTCGTATCTTTGACGACGGCGTAGCCGGAGCACCCGGTGTTATCGGCCTCGATGTGCCACGGCATTAGTCACCCTGCACGAGGATCCGGAGCTCCTCATTACTTGCCGCGGGGGCGACGACGGCCCAGACTTCCTCACCCGGAGGGACTGTCAAAGGTTGGGGCGCGGCTGCTTTTTCGGTGAGGAGACCGTTCGCGCTAGTGACATCGGAGCCGCCGAGGTAGACGACGCCATTCCCGAGAACATGGAGATACACGATCCGGGTTAATGGTTCCGAGTCGATTACCTTGCTCGCGGTCGTCGTGATCGTGTAGGCGCGAGACTTCACTTCAAGCCTTCGAGGAGTGCGCGGATCGCGTCGAGATTCGGGGTCTGGGATTCTTCCCGGACTGATTCGACGAGGGCTTTCTCGCCGTATGCGCCGAACGTGACGAGGGAAACTTCGGCGAGGTGTGCGCGTACCCGCTCGACGACGCCGTCGGCGCGACGGTTGTCTTTCAGCGGGACGAAACCGACGGAGAACTGATCGACCGCTCCGTCTGCTACGAGCTCGAGAAGCTCGTCGCCGCGTTGCGTCTTGGAGACGTAGAACTCGCCGTAAAGGCCACGGGCTTCTTCTTTCAAGAGTTGGCCGCGGCCTGCGGGGAGTTGGCTGGCGTCGTGCTGCGTGAGGAGCTTGACGCGATGTGCTGCGCGGGTCACGGCCTGAAATGCGCCGGGGAGGAAGACCTCGGTCAGGCTTCGGTTTATGCGCTGCTCGACGTTGTAGGGGACGACGATGCCTGCGATGATCCGCTCGTTGGCGGTGCGTCGAACCTCGAGGTCGATCTCGTAGGCGCGGGTCTCAGTCATTTATGAACTCCTGATTCGGATCTACTTCGAGAGGGCCGGCGTCGATCTGCTCGCCTTCCATCGGATTCAAGTCTTCGAGGCGGCGCACTTCGTCGAGTGTGAGGAAGCCCGACTGGAGTGCGATCTGGTGCGCCTGATAACGGGTGAGTGTGTCGGCGCGGAGGAAGGCGTCGACGTTGAACTTCGCGACCTGTCCTCGAGGAAGGAGATCGGAGAACGCCTGCTCGAAGCGGATCATCCACGGGAGGAGCGTGAAGCGGAGAAGCTGCAGCTGCTCTTGTTCGACGTTCGAGTAGGTGCGCGAAGTGTTCGGAGCGCCGAGGTAGTAGCCGGGGATACCGAGCATGTTCGCGACCTCGGTGAGGTCGAACTGCTTCTGCTCGGTGAGCTGCGATTCCGTCGCGTTATCGGCGACGACCTGCACCTTCGTATTCCCCAGCACGACCGGCTCGCGGCTGCGGCCGCCGTAAGCCATGAGCCACTTCTGCTTCATAAGGTCGGCGTCTTCTTGCGTGAGGTCAGGGTTCTCGGTGAGAAGCGCGACCGACGGGGTCGTGCCGCCGGAGAAGTATCGGGCGGTGTATTCGTGTATCGCGATCGACGCGCCGAGCCCTTGACGTTGCGCGGAGAGGATGCCGAGCCCGACGTGCTCGCCCGGAAGCGAGAAGCCTTTGACGTGCATGATCTCCGACTGGTCGAAGACGATCGAGTCGATGATGTATTGCCGGCGGCCTTCGTGGGTGCGGAACGTGACGCGCTCCGGGTTCACCGGGTAGATCGTTTCGGGGTAGCCGTTCGGGCCGAGCGGTCCGAGGATCGCGACATAGTTGCCGTGGATGATGCACGTCGCGACCGCGGCCGAGATGGTTTCCATCCGAGTCTCTGGCGGGTTAGGTCGAGACAGTATCGGAGGGGTGTCTATTGGTTCGCCGTTGCGGTACGCCTGAAGCGGGAGGCCGCCGATGGCGTCCGAGATAAGGGTGACTGCTCGCCACACTCCGGGGACGGAGAGCGCCGTGAAGGTGTCGACGTATGTCCCGGCCCAAGTGTCGGCGGGGTAGCGGGAGATGCGGCCGTATGAGTCAACCGATGCGCCGGAAGGGGTCGTTACCTTCTGGCGCGTGAGGAGCCTATTGAGCATCCGAGCTTCTTTCGAGTGCGATACCGAACGCGGTCAGAGCGCACCCGAGGAAGCCGATCCCGAGCGGAACGGAGACGAGGAAGAGCGCCACGCTGATAAGCGTAGTCCCGATTACTTGCAGGGGAAGGTAATAGCGCATTAGTAGGCGAAACTCCTTTTAGTCGGTTCTGGTTTCTTCTGCGTGGCGTGATGCCATGCGATCGTCGCGGCGAAGAGCGGCGTGATGTCGAGGTCGACGTCGGTTCGAGCCCAGAGCCACGCGCCGCCGATGATCTTCTTCCGCACCCCGGCCGCCGCCGAGTCGAGTCCTTCGTTCGGCCGGATCTTCAGGGTGCCGGCGTGGATCGCGTCGTAGAAGAGAGACACCGCGGCGACGACATCCTTCAGGACGTACTTGTGAAGCTGCACCCCCAGCGCCTCCAGCGGCTCGAGGAGTGTGGCCGCTGGGCCGTAGCCGTCGACGACGATCGGGCGGCGGTAGCGGCGGGAGAGCTGCTGACATCGCTGACCGACCCAGCCGACGCCCTCCCGGGAGTCGATGATCTCGACGCGGCCAGCCTTGTCGGAGACTGCGATCGAAGCCCTCGAGCGGTCGAGAGCGACATCGAGGCAGAACGAGAGCTCGCCGTCGGGGGCGGCTTTGCGGTCTTGGATCTTCTGCCATGCCTTCGGGTCGATCAGAGTCTCGGAGGCGGCGCTCCACCGGTTGCCGTACTCTTGCGCGAACTGGTCCCGGGAGAGGGTCGTCTGGGCGTGGCGGATCGTTTCCTCGGTGATGAGATAGCCGAGAGCGGGGTGCATTTCCCACCACGTTGCCGGGTCGTCGAGGTCGGCGTCCTCGGGTGCGCTCCACTCGAAGAA